CCACACTATCCTCTTCGTCGGCAGCGTCAGATGTGTATAAGAGACAGTGCCAGAAGGAACCATTACCTTATTTTAGCTGTTGCCAGCGCCCTCTTCATAGCTGACTGCAGACGCTTCGGATATATTGTACGACCATACATTGCCATGCGGTCATCAAACCTAAGCCTTGGCCTGTATGTTATGTTGCGATCAATGAAGTTAAACATTTTCTGAATACTTCTTGATCCCTGTTTTCTTTTGTATATACCAGCTTTGCGACCAAAAGATTTAGGAGCAAAGTATACGTCTTTGCCACGCTTAGTCCTGCCACGTTTCGGGCTATTAGCTGCCGGATCTTGCTGCACTTGCATAGCAGCCATAATCTTATTGCGCTCACCAGGTGAGATAACACCTGACTTGATGCGTGGAAAGTTACTCGTTGGCGTCATATGCTTAAACACGCCAGCATATGGCAATCTGTATTGAAATGCTTTCTCTATCCCTGTCTGTGGTCTAGCTCCGCCATCCTCTTGCACTTCAAGGTAATGTTTACCTCGTTGCATATCCTTCCTGCGAAGCATGACTGATGTATCACCTTTGCGTGCAGGTTTGTAAAAGAATGCATTGCGAGTAAATGCTACAGGTCTACTAAATATCTTGTTCATGTCCTGCTTATTCTTGGCAATCATGGTTTTAGCAGTATTGTTAAGCGCCAATGAAATTGCAAATGGCATTTGCTTAGCCACCATGTTCGACATCTTAGCATTCACAACTGAAGCATTCGACTTGAATTTAAAATCCATCACCATTGTAAAGCCTCCACTTTATAAATTAACACGATGCATGAAAGAAAAAACCCCCACCTTTAAAAGGCAGGGGTAAGGTGGGCGATCTCGGGAGGATCACTCTGGGAGGAGGTATATGGAGCAGCATGTACCTCACACATTATTACAGCATCATATAGTATATGTAAAGAGTAATTACTCAATATATCTTTCCCTGCTGCAGCTCATACTTTCTCACCAAGATTAAACGCTTTTCTTCATCAGTCCATTTAGGCAGATCAACCTTCAACACAGATCTGCGATTAGCAAATCCTTCCAGCTCATCAAGCGTTAAAATATTCTTCAATTTATCTTCCAAAGTCACGGACACTTCCCCTGCTTGGACATTTGGACAACCCTTAGGGTTTGTCCTGTCTGTCCAAAGTATGCTAATTCAGGACAAGTCTTGTCCAAACTGTGTCCTAACTTGTCCAAGCTTTTGCTAACGTATTCTTTTCAATAGTAAAATCTTGGACATCGATCATTGCCTTTATGTCCCGATCAACTGTTCTAGCTGACTTACCGGACTCAATTGCCACATTTGCTTTTAGCTTGCTTCTGGACACATATTCGTCACCCTCTTGCTCTACTAGTTTCTCATATTCTTGCTTGATAATCTCTTGCATATTGCCCTGCTTTGACTTAGGCATATCTACTTTTTCAAGCACAATAGAACTAAGCTCATCCATATCTTTTGTCATCAGTGGCACATGCACTTTCATAAATGCAATGGGATCTGGTTCTTGTGCATCTTTCATTTTGGTGAATGTGACGGTTGTTGTAGTATCACTAAAGCGCTCAATCTTAAACTCACAATCTAATGCACCAAGTAATGCTGAAGATCCTCTAGCGCGATCCTTTGTTGCTACTCCTGTATGATGAGCAAGTAAGACTGTGCAGCCATGTTCATCTTTAATCTTATCAATCTGCTTGATAAACTCACCCATATCTTTAGTGCTATTTTCGTCGCCACCCATTGATCTCGCAACAGTATCAATGCAAACAATACTTGGCTTACCATATTGCGCGCTTAGCTCTTTTATTGTTTGGTGCATAAGTTCTACAGATGCAGCTTCATTCATAACTATAGCTTTGTTAGATTTAAAGAACGGCACTTGCTTTAAATCTATGCTATGGCTGTTAGCCCAAGCCATGCACCTTCTGGCAAATCCATTGTGCCCTTCACCTGCTATGTAGAAGCAAGTTCCCTGTTCAACAGGATGACCATGATAATCAACTCCTGATGCGACTGATAGAACCATGTCTAATAATACAAATGTTTTACCGGCTGCAGGTGCGCCAAAGCCAGCAGCAAGTGCATGCTTTTCTAATATGTCCTCAATATGCCATTCTGGCTTTTTAAGCTCTAAATCACCAACATGACTAAATAGTGATTTCGGCTTAACAATATTATTGAGCCCTGATTTAACTGCATCTATGCCATCTTCAAGATGCACATCATTCCAGTCACGCTTTTCATACCCCTGAGGTATTGCATATTTAACACCTGAGCTAACAGCAGCGCTTAATCCAGGACCATCATTATCTGCAGCAACTATAAGTTCTATTTGTGGTGCAGCTGATTTAATTGCTTTTACCACATGAGGCAAATTAGACGAGTTTAATGCAAATACAGCTGGCCTGCCTGTAGCCTGAGATACAGATGCAGCAGTTGCCCAACCTTCAGCAACATAGCATAATCCTTTAAGTGGCCCTTTTATAACACTAAAGGCTGCTTCAAGCTGCATACCTTCATTAAACTTCTTAAAGCCGTTAGGTGCTATTGTTTGAGTTCCGACATTATCTCCATTAGCATTAGTGATGCGTATAACAATATTCTTGCCATCAATTACAGCGCCATTTAAAGCTACGCCTTTTCTATTATGATAAAGTGTTTCTTCTTTGCTGCTGAACGGATTTACCTGATCCACGTAATGGCGCTCCTCTTTTTTATTATTAGGCCAAAGACCTCGTGCTTTAAGCTCATCTTGAATATCTTGAAAGCTACAGCCATGACGACAGTGAACCTTTACTTCACCAAGATGTTCATTAATCCAAAATCTGTCATTGCCGCCACAAACAGGGCATGGCCCTTTCCACTCCCTACTGTGCTTTTTCATATTAAATGCATCAATGATACCCGACGACCACTCATGCCAATGCACCTTTTCAAATGCTTTGCTCTGCTCCATTATATTTCCCTAATTTAATGATTTCCCGATAGTGTAATGGCTCCGCTATATATCACGGAGCCACTTGTTTTTTAAAACGGTATTTCGTCATCAAAATCAGCAGCTTTAGTATTTTGCTCTTGTGCTGCCTGAGTTGATGTGTTGCCAAAAGGATGCTCTACCTGTGGCGATGATGCTGTATCAATACCGCTATAACCTGGAACAGCAGAAAATGGATTAGCATCTTCAACTTCCTCTAGCCTTAATACTTGAACTGCCCTAAGCCTTAAAGATACACCTGCTTCGCGCATATTATATGGTACGCATGTAACTGCTATATTTACCATGCTCCCAGTAGTCAGCATAAAGTCATCAGGCAAAAGTTTGCCCTGAGCATCCCATTGATTTGGTTTTTTAGTCAGCTCACCATTATAATTACCTTTGAGCTTTGCCTTGCCTGTAAAGAAACCATCACCATCGTCTTTAAATGGATTTATTGGTGCTGCTGGCCATGAGGGATCTGCCTTTGCCTTATATGCTTCGCACATTTTTTTCCACAGCTCATGAGCTTGATCTTTGCTCAAACGAAATGAAATATCATAAGTGGCCAATGGATCCAGGGGATCACATGGCATAGATTTGCGCTCATTAGCGTCAAACTTATATGTGCGATTAATACGAGGCCAACGTGCCTCAACGTTTTCGATGTTATGCTGCATGTATATTACTCCTTATCATCATGCTTCATCCACTCTGGTAAGTGGATTATGTTTATTTCCGGCCAATCAGTTGAATAAACTCCTTCCTTCTCTGCCTTGGCGATGCGCCTTAAAATGTTCATCATTTTATCATGCGCAAATTGTAAAACTTCTTCATCAACCATATGAAGACATGTTGCATATGGCGAAACCTTTTCAGTAGCTGCAAAGCAAAAATAAGCTACAGGCAGGCCAGCGAGCTGACAGCAATGCCTATAAAATGCAGCCTGAATATCGTATTTATATTTCCACAGCTGAGCCGGAAAATCACGATCACCTGGACCCGCATCAACGGTGCTTTTTAAGTCCAAGCAAACTTTCTTACTCTTTACATAGCAATCAGGTCTAGTTTTTAGTTGCAGCCCTGTCTCAGGGTCTTGCACAAAAATGCTCGCTTCAATTAAGGCATCATTTGCATAAATTAAATCAAACAGCTTTCGATTATTTAGCGCAGCTTCAGACATTGCTTTGGCTTTATAATAATCAACAGATGTCAGGAGTAATTTGCCAGCAGCATCAGCTTCTTCTTTAGCTTCTTTCCATCTTTTGCCGAGCCTGTTTTCAGGTCCGCATATAATGCTCTCCTTATGAGGTTCTAGGCAAAGCTCATGGAATGCAGTTCCTATATCAAATGCAGTTGTTTCTTTACGCTCTGCACCCTTCCAATGTGCAAGTGATTTAGCTGCAGCCTTCACATCAGAAGAGCTAATTGCAGGTCTATCCCTATATTCTTTATTTGTGATGTCTAGCTCAATCATGAGTTCATTATCTCCCTGCATATGTAGCAAAATCCTTCTAGTGATAGGTCAACTAGAAAATGACCATCATCTTCTGATCCATATACTTTAGCTATTGCTTCAAAGCTCACAACTGCCCTTGGTTTATAATTGTTGTATTTATAAATAACGCAAGGCAATTTATTTGTGAGAAGCGCAGCTTTTTCTGATTGCTTCCACCACTCATCTTTGCAACCACGACCAGAAGCATATGCTTTTGCCTCTATAGAAAACGGAAAATCCGTATTATCTGCTATTAAGTCGCCTTCGGCAGCGGTACGATATTGCTCCAAATTACGGGAAAACTTGCATCCAAGCTCTAACTCTAAGATCTTAGCAAGCTTTCTCTCCCAATCCGCTCCTTTTGTACGACTGTTAACCATGTTATTCTTCCAAAACCTGTTTCAATGTTTCCTCCATATCCAGGAAGCTCGTCATAGCAATCATAGTGCTCATCCGAAAATCCTTCTTACTGCCTTTAGCCAGGGCATAAATTGTCGGATATGATATGCTGGTCTCCCTGGAAACTTCCTTTAAGTTCCTATTGCAGAGCCTTCGTTTTATCTCATCAAGTGAGTACAATTCAATCTTCATCACATCTCCAATACTTCTACACCTAGTTTCTGAAGCAGCTCAAGACCATATGGGTCTCTATATTGCACTTTGTAGAAAACCCTTTTAATGCCAGCAGCTGCTATCATTTTGGCACAACTAGGGCATGGCGATAAAGAGCTATAGAGATCGCATCCTTCTGTTGCTAATCCATATTTTGCACAGAATATTATTGCATTTTCTTCTGCATGCAATACTTCTGATATTGTATTGCCATCGCAATCTTCACAGCAATTATCATATCCTGGTGGAGTTCCATTATATCCTGTAGCGATAACTCTGCCATTTTTAGCTATAATTGCTCCAACCTTACTACGCTTGCAATATGACATATCAGCCCAAAGCTGAGCTGTTTTCATCAACGTAAAATCTTGCCGTTTTCTCATGATGCATCACCTAATAAATGAAAGTGCCGAGGATATACGTGAAGTGAGCATGCATTCCAATAAATATCAGTTTGCTCTAGTTCATAGAATTTACGCAACACTTGAATGCAACGGCTATAAACAGATTTGTGCCAAGCAAGATCATTATTGAAACCATAAACGACGTCATTAGATCTCATGTTCACATGATATTCTAGCTTGCCCTTACGAATTAACAGTTGCACTGTATTTGTGCACATGAAATCACTCATGCCATCTTTTCTTGCATCTTCATGCATTGTTGGCCTTGTATAAATCATCAAAGCCTGTCGGCTAAACTGATCCTTTACAAGCTGCACTATAGCTTTTGCAAATTGGTGGTTATTTTCTTCGCTATAAATGCACCAACCATAATTGCTATTAATAAAACCCTTCTTGCTAGCTACCTGCTTCCATATTGCAGGAATATTAGGCTCCAGGCCTGATATGCTTAGATCCTGTGATTTATACCAAGCCAATTCACGATCAATATATTCAAGATTAGGAGTGCCAAATATTGCATCTTCATCTGCAATGAATGATGCTCCTGTAATCTCTATGGTGCCATTTTCGCAAAACTGCTTGTCATGATACAGGCGGACAAAAGCCTTTCTAATGTCCGCCACGTTGTTTTTGCAAAGATTACTCATCTTCACGGCTTTCGATATATTGCTCCAGCAAAGTTGCATAACCAGCAATATCATGCGCATTATCTGCATAATAAGGATCGCCAATGCACATACGCGATATTTTGTGGAATATCATATGCAAGCATTCTTTATGAACATCGCTCAGCTTACCCTTAAAGGTATTAGATGTTACAACATCCATCAAAGCTTGCGTCATGATCGAGTTATCCTCGATGCTGCCATATTTATTTCCACGTTGTTCAACCGTGCTTTGAATATTACTTTTCATTTTCTGCACGTCTCAATTCTGATAATGCAAAAGCAATAGCAATTGTTGCGCGCTCACACTGTTCTCGTGTAAGCTTTTCGCCCTTAGTTCTGCCTATGTCACGAAATACCGACTTAGGTGACGTGTTGCTTGTATCTTTGCGGCCAAGCATGAAATCCAGGGTTTCTTGTATTCTCATTGTATCCACTCCACTAAGTCTGATAAGTCTGCGGGTTTAAAGTCATCACCTTTAACAAGATCTATCTTAAAAGATCCTCTCTTATTATTGGCGCCTAGGGTTTTCGTCATATTAGAATGCATGACACGTTTGAATGCATCTTCATATATTTCCGAAAAGCCCATACGTTCTGCAGTGCCTAACGCAAAGACAACTAGATCAACAAGTGCATCAAGTTCATCTTCTCTTGTTTGCGCTGATGTAAATTCGCTAAGCTCTTCTAGCATAGCTGCTATACGAAATCTTCGCTCTGCATCACTAAATTCTGGCAAGTCAGTATGCGATATGCCAAACTGCTCATGCATTTTCCGTAATAGGTAAATCATACGTGCTCCTTTCGTTATGATAGCTTGACGATTACCAAATAAAATATGAAGTGCAAATGCTTTTTTTGTTTGCAATGTTTTTATACTTATGATATAAAGTATTTATAAAGAGGAGATAAACAAATGAACGATTCAGAAACACTTTTCGAGTCTTGGGTAGAATTTCTTAAAAATAATGCTCTGGATATTAATTTGTATCCAGAAGAGGCAACATGGCTTGTTCTTACTGATGAGCAACGTAAATCTGTAGAATATTTTGTGCAAAAGTGGGATGAAGTATAATGTCTGACTATTTATGGCCAGTATCTGTGGACATGCTTGAAATCACAGATGAATTTAGGATTAACAAAGCTAAATATGTAGTTTGCACAGAACCTAAAGTCGGCAGAGATGTCACTAAATTTTCTGCCGCGAGACAAGTCGAGCCAAATGAAAATGCTCCAACTGGTTGGATCATCGAAGATGTGAAATTTAGCAATAGTACTCTAGTTAAATGGAAAAAAATATGAAACAAGTGCAAAAATTGCGTGATCTAATGCGCGACTTTGAAGAGAATTTAGGCATTATAGGCGATATTATAGGAGCTTTGTCATTATTTGGCATCTTCTTCCTTTGCCTATTCTTTGTCGGAGTATTTCAATGACAGAAGAACAATATGCTATTGCCTGGATGCGATTAGCAATTGAAGAACGCAAAAGAGCCATGCAACGCGATGGTAAATTGCAGTTTTTAAAGCAAAACATGTCAATGGATTATGCCGCCGGCGGCCGTGATATGAAGCCTGAAACTAGGCAAATAATTGAAATGGCAAAACAGGGAAAGGAACGCGAAACTATATTTAAAACAATGGCCTTCAAAGGCATGACTAAAAATTCTGTGCAAAGAGTATTGTCTAGGCACAAAGAGAAATGGTTTCGTGAGGCCAGCCGAAGCTGACCCCATGAATATAAATCATATAAAAAAGGAAATCGAAATGGATAAAACAACTTCAACTGAATTTGTTATCACTCACATTACTGAAAGCGGAACTGCTTTTGGTGTCAGAACTGATAATGGTGAGAGCATACATATATCACCAAGATTATTAGAGCAAGCGAATGCTGACATAGATCACTTATGTGATGGCATTGTTGTTCCAAATACTGTTGAGCTTCAACGAGAGCGAACGCCATGGGTAGCAGTTTATGTGCGAAAAACTTCTCATGCAATAAATATTTTAGAGCCGCATGCATTAAAACAGGCTCACCAATTAAAAAACACAAGCAACAATGAACGAACATGGCAGGATATTAGCGATGAAGTTGTTGCATTTTTGCAAAGTGCAGAAATAACATATTGTGAGACTGGAGATATTAGCGAGGCAGTTAATATGGAAAGCCGCAAATTAAGTAATCTGCTAGAGCATATGCATAGTCAGGGTAAAATTTGCAAAGCAGAAGTACGACAAAAAGCAGATCAGGACCGAGTATCTATGGCGCTATGGTCTATTGATATAGGCGTATACCAATGAGCAATTGTAAATCATGTGATGGAACAGGCCTCGTTGAGCGCACTAGTTTTAATCAATCTAGTGAAAATACGTCTTGGACATCCTGGACGGAACCATGTGAATATTGCTCAGATGAAGATGATTATGATTGGCGTGTGGAGGAAGACTAATGACATTAGTTGAACCAGTCTTCATGGCATTCGTTATTTTTTCATCACCAGATGAATGCAAGGAGTTTGCAGAATACTACGATTTAGCGCGGATCTTTGAGCCGCAATGCGTAGAGATGGGTGGCGAAGCAGAATATCGCCGCCCTTACCCTGACATAAAACCTAAACAGCGACCAATACAGGAGAGTAGTGGATGATGTGGAAATATGCAGTGCAAATTGAGATTGAAAGGGGCGAATATATGCTTGTCAGAGATAAAAACCCATTCACCAATAATGATGACGTGCTGTATTTCTCAAACAGGGAAAACGCTGAACAAGAAGCGCAAAGATGGAACACTGGCGCGGTAATAAAGGAAAAGGAAAAGACTAATGGCTAAATGGGATTTATCTAAGATAGAAAACTGCTCAACAGTTGGGTCTGATATTGATGAAGATGATACAACGCCAGATCAGCCGACACCGCTTATGATTATTAGATCTATAAATAGAAAGGCTGATATAATAAGGATGGATGCCGCGCGTAAACCGGAGCGTAATACAATGAAGCAACGCGCTGAGGAAATCATGTCATTATGTAAGATGCTGGAAAGGAGGATGCACAATGGTTGAGCAAATAACGCCTCTTGATCGCATGAAAGAAATGGCCGCTATAGAAAACGCACGCATGCATCGCCGCATGATTGGTCGTGATGATATGCATGCTTACATGCATAAGCCTTGGCCAATGGAGCATCTTAGAAAAGCAATAGCAGAATGCCTTGAGAAACATGGCGAATTATCGATTGGCGACTTATGTAGCATGATTAAGCAAGATGTTTGTCATATAGATGTTGGCGTAAAATCTATGAGAGAGCGTAAAACTATTATACGCACTGGCAAGATTGAAGGTCAATCTTTGTATCGCTTAAGGCTTAAAGGCGAGTTTATTTAAAATACAAATATTATAAAAATACCGCATACTAAGTTATTGGTTTTGCGGTATTTAACATTGTGGCCAACAGCAATGACATCGGACGTGCTGGCGAGTTTCTCGTGGCAGCCGAATTGGAACAGCGTGGAATACGCTGCCACAGGGTAGATTTAAAAGGTGACGACCTGTGGGTTAAGTCTGCCTTAGGTAAATTATTGACCCTTCAAGTTAAAACCACAATGAAACCTAGTCAAGATCGTGGACGCCCATTGTGCTATGTATTTACACGGGTAAGTGGTGATGCGCAAATATTTGCGTATGTAGCTTTAGACTTGCGTCTCTTTATTCTGCGCAACCAGCCAACAGGCAAGACTGTTCGAATAAAGCCTGTTAAGTTTACTCAAGATGCAATGGAAAGCAGTATCAATAAGATGATTTCCTAAACCATCAATTCAAAATGAGGGCCATCGATAAATGGCCTTCTGCCCTGACTTCTTCGCAGATCCACATATTCGTTCATGGCATCTTCCATAGATCTGCCTTGGCCCTTCCATGTACCAATACAGTCAATTTGCCATGCCGCACCCCAACGCACTTTAATACCAAGTGAATTAGCTGCCTCTGCCATTGCATCAGCAAGATCATCATAAAGATTTAACTCCCATGATCCTCTGCCTGAAATATAAGCCATTATATCGACTGCAAGGCCATCAAGATGCTTGCTTTTCATAGTTTGGCTGGCACCTTTTGCAACTAATGCTTTTTGCATTTCTACAGTGCGCATACCCTGGACGACACCAAAGTCAGTTTTAGTTAAATTAATAGCCATCTTAACGACAGCAACCATTCGCGTATCAACGCCTTCCAACCGATCAAGGCTTCGCTGAGATAGTTTAAACGTCATTTGCTTCCCCTAAAGAACTTTGTTGCAGATCTTACACCAAAGCTTGCTGCAACTATAACACCTAAAGTATATTGATACCAATCAGGCATTGCCTCCAGGGCAGTAAATCCTTCCTGGACAGATTTTCTACCCCACTCACCACAAAATGAAAGCACAAGCGGCACAGAAAACAAAGCCACAAGCCATTCATCCTTAAAGCTGTTCTGCGAGCCTTCAGCCATGATGCGCTCCCAATCGGCAACGCTCGTCTTCTCAGAGAGCATGATTTTAGCTTTTGCCTCTGCCTCAGTTAGTTTTAGCTTGGCCTCTGCTGCATTCTTATCAGCCTTGCCTTGCAGCCATGATCCAGCCAGATTTGCCACTGGCGCTATAAACTGCATCATTTCTCAGACCCCAGCCACACTGCAAATGCGCCAGTCATAGCGCCACTAACAACACTAATAAGCGCACTCTGCTGTGTACTAAGATCAGGCTGCTGAAGCGCCCATTCTATACAGCGTATATACATCACCGTCATTACCAGCATCATAATACGCGGCATAAGCTTGTACTTCAGGATCTTCTCAAAGGTATTAGCCATGTTAAACCTCTATGTTGATGTTTGTGCCTTGCGGCCTGTCAGCAGTGGTCTTAGTGCCAAACCTATCATAAGCCTTGCCTAAGTCCAGCTTCTGCTCTCTTAAGGCATCTAGGTGCGTGTGGTTGGCCCTATGCTCCTTTGTTACCCTTTGTTCCACGAGATGCGCTTCTATACGCTCACGCGTCTGCGTTTGCTGGTGTATGTCCGACTGAACGTTAAACGGTGCCGATCCTATGCCGCTTACACCGTCAGCCATCAGCGTTTTACCGCTACCCAGACAAAGCCAAATAAAGCCCCAACGCAAATCAGGAACAAAACCAGACCAGCACACCAAGCAATGATCGTCTCCTTGCGCTCAATTCGCTTGTACTTCGCATCCTTCTGCTTCTGGCGTATCTCGTTTTCCATCTTGATTAGCTCTTGCCAAGCTGATGGGCCAAGTGTTTCACTAATCATTTTGCGAAGATCATCACGCATATTCTCGCGCTGCTTCTTCTGCACGAACAAATCCATTGCCTGCTGCTCAACGCTGCCAAAATTCTGATACCACTTAGGGTTTTCTACGCGCTTAGCTGCAAAGTCAAAGTCTGAGATAGCTTTTGACCAACGCCCTAGATCACCAGCCATACCCTCCAGATCCCGCCCGATCTGACAGCCCTTCTTGATTGCGTTAAATGCGGCGCTCGCCGCCATAATAGCTGTCGCTGGGTCTATCATCAGGCACCTTTGCCCACCTTTGCGGCTGGTGGACACTTAAAGTTATATGGTATTCTTATAACATATGGGTAGTGATAATAAAATCCGCTTGGACATCTATAGATGCAAGCGTTGTACAGCACATGGCCTTCCACGATAACGCCAACCGCTATACCGGCCAGCGCGCAGATCACTTTGCTGCCATCTGTTCTAGGGTGGATCTGATTGACTTTATATTTTCGTCAATCCGCGCCATAGTTAGCGCCTGCTGCTGGGATGTTTCTTCCAGCTTTGCTATGCGCACTTCATGGCGAGCTATCTCACGCATGTTCAGTTCAACATTATTATGCAGCGTTGAAACATACCAGACGAGGCCCGCAGCCTGCAAAAACACTGCCAATATAACTGCGAGCCTCTCAAACATTATTCTGCCTCTTTATCCAGATGAGTTTTCAGCGCTGACATAAATGCACCTCTGCCCACCTCTAGTTGAGTTAAGTTAAATCTAGCAGAATTTATCTTCTGATCCAATGATTGAACGTGATTTATGCACACTTTTGCCTCATCGCTCAGTTGATCTTCGGTGTATTCCACATCGTCAATCGTAATGACCTTTTTGTCTTCAGCCACGTTGATCTCCTTTCAGGTTATTACCAAGGCACTCCCGCCTCAGTGGTTGGATTAGCTATCGCATCAATCTTAGAGGCAATAGCAGCTTCAGTATCCTCTTGGGATACATGACCCCAGACCCAGCCTTGAGCTTGAGCCTCAGTAATATCGTCATACGGCGTGAAATCAGCAGCAGAAGCATCGTAGGTTAGGCCACAAGTGCCATATCTAGATGCGCTGTTGCCATCTTCATCGACGCCTGTGCAGCGCCAGTGGGCTACATAAACGCCCCCGTCAGCGATTTCGTGTTCTAGTGTTGGAATAGTCCAAGTGTATGTGATTGCCATTGTTATACCTCCTGTGCTGCTAAGTGTGCGGCGTAAGCATCCTTAACAGCCTGTGTGTGAACTGCTGCACAGATGGCTTGCACCTCTGCGCTTTCACCTGTGATGTCTGCATCTGGTGCAACTACATGGCGTGAAAAGCTGCGGCTGATCTCTGTGCCATCACGCTTGATGACTACTGCTGAGCGAACCTGAACATGCTTGTAGTCGCCTACGATCTCGATTTTGTCTTCAACTGTTTCTTCTGTAAGCATTTTTATCTCCTATGCTTGGACTGACTACCCTGCAATCCAACAGGGGTGGTTAATTTGTACGATAGGTTACCTGTCCGTAGATATAGCGACTACCACCATTGAACTCGTTCACAGACATTGTACCCTCAGCCGCAGCTTGGTATGTTCGAAAGCTGATTGTCGTTCCGCTTCTGCCTATAACTGGTGTAAAGGCTCCAACTGCGGTTCCAATGTGATAGTTGCTAATCGTACCACCCATGAAGTTATTAGAGTTGTTAGTGAAAGGGAGGTTTTTAACGAGAATGAAATTCGTTCCAATAAGGCCGTATGATGTCACACTTTGCGTGGCTCGTATTTCAAATGAGGCCACCACAACATTTCCGACCTTGCTATATCTACCCGTCCGATAAATACCACCAGTGTAGTCATTTCCTGCGCTATCTGCCCAAGCAGGCGTCCAAGTCCCTTCCTCATAGTCATCCAGCTTATTTGAGCTACCTGTCCCGCCCAAGAAGACACCGCCAGACAGGTAGAGGTCTTTGAAGCGGGCAGATGCCGCACCTATATCAATAGCTGCATCTCTTGCTGAACCACCCGTAGAATTAGCACCTAAATCCCAAGGAACTAAACCAGACCCAGTATCAAATCTAATTCCTATGTCATCGTCACCAATGGTTAAGTCGCCAGCATAAGTCCCAATATTCCCCACAGTGGAGCCGTTTTTTTGGAACACTGCAATATTACCATCACTAGACAAACGGTTTGCGATGATAGGAGAGCTTGCGCTATCTGTTACATACAACTTGGAAATGTCGCCTCGAAGTTCAACACCGACAGTAGCACCGTTGTCAGCACTCGTCTTACCCACCAGCAAGTTACGGCTCGCATCGATGCGCATGGCTTCTGCATTGTTAGTGCCAAAGACCATAAGCGCATTTTCGTAATTCCACAGATAAACATCGTTTACGCTGTTCTTTTGTATCTTGAACCCATCACTAACACCACTGCCACTGTTAAGTCCTGTTAGGTGTATTTCAGGATAAGTAGAATGTACGTGTAGACCGCCATAACCAGAACTAAATGCAGGTGAACTCGTCCCAATCCCCAAGCTCTCCGCACTCGCATCCCAGAAGAACTTTGGCGTGGTGCCTGTGTCCTCGTAGAAGCTGATGTCGCCGTTGCCGTCTAAACGCAAAGACGTTTTATCAGTAGACCCTCTATAGAAAGCATAGCCACGAAATGTTGTGTCATAAGTGTTTCTAAACTCAAACTCACCCAAACTATCGTTATACTTTATTTTGCCTTGGTAGGACGCATTGTTCCCTATTACAGCCTCTGAGTTTGCAGCATCTAGTTTCAGCCCATCGCTGATCAAAGTCCCAGTGATGTCTACACCTGTGCTGGTGGTGGCGAGTTTGGGATTGGCATCGTAATAAAGTGTGACAGCCCCATCCTCTACAGCCTTCAGACCAATTTCCGTGTTGGCTGAGTTGACCATACGAAGCTCACTTGTTTGAAGCCGAAGCTCAGTAGTGTCGCTGTCAATATAGTTGCGTGTACCATCATGGTAAATCTGTAAATCTGACGATGCTCCGAAGATGGCTTTGTTGTTATCACCAAAGGTAATATCTGCGGATGTACTTGCGCCAGCTAAGGTTGTCGTGCCTGTGGCTGTTAGGTTGGCTGTCGTAAGCGTTCCTGTGAATGTAGGAGAAGCAGTGCCAGCCTTACCGTCTAGTTGCGTCTGTATGGCTGATGTGACGCCATCTACATAATTTAGCTCCGTCGTGGAAGCTGTAATGCCAGCCGCCGTGAGAATACTGCTGGATGTAACGTTATCCATATCAACCCTAGCAGCCTCAAAGCCACCAGCAGTGACGTTATCATGCACATGAACTGACTTATTGGTTGTGTTGACTGAAAGCTCACCTTCAGCGCCTGTGAAGGACGTATGCTGCGTTGCTGTGCCTCTGCGGCGCTGTACCTGTTTAGTCATAATTAAACACTCCTTAAGAGTTTATATCATAAGTTAGGCTTTGTAGGCCATACAATGTTAAGCGGGTCTGTGTAACTGTCAGTTATATCTCTTAGCTCTTCTCTATAAGCAGCCCAATCCTGACGTTGCGCATCTGTAAGAGGATTGTCCGTCACTTGCGTCCAATCGCTTTCAGATAAAAGGTTATTCCTCTTTGACCTAATCGACCCTAAATTATCAGCATCTTTCTGAGTAGAAATCTCAGACGAACTTTTCAGTTGTATTAAACCATTAACAACTTTTAATTCAGCTATCTCGTGCCCTTCAAAACTATCAACAGTGTAGTTGCTACCATTACGGTTTTGCTCAATGTCGTGCTCAGAACAAGATATGCGGCCAACAATTTCGCTTGCATTGTACAGAATGTAATTCACTGCAAGACCTCCACTAAAATAATACCATAGTTCAGCGAATAGTTTGGGTTATCAGCAGGAGTGGATCGTTCAAAAGTTGCTGATGCTGTCACGGTTGAGCTAGAGTTACTTGGCACAGCAACAACTGCTGAAGTTGACCCCCACGCACTAGTGCTCATATTGTTAGTAAATGAAACCATTGATGTGCCACCTGTTATGGCTAGAGTTAGCTTTCCAAGGCTGCTATTTAACCTACTTTGCATGGAGCCAGATGCTATGGCGTAAATGATAGAACCTGATGTGCAGCCAGTTAAAGTTGCGGTGAATGTAGAACCCGTTCCAATAGTGACCGAACTACCACCTGATCTAGCTACTTGAGAAATACCTGCCCCGATAAATCTATCAGCACTAATTGTGCCAGCAGTAATCTTGCTTGCATTCAAGTCATTGATCT